GCGAGCGTAGGGGGGAGCGGTGAAACAGCTAGGGCTCTTTTTAAGGTGGTTCTTCGGGATGCGGTGGAAGGCGACCGGGGATTATGAAGAGTGGCGGCGGGTGACCGAGCCGCCCAATTGGCGGTGCAGGAGAGGAGGGCAGGAATACCTTTGAACAAGGAAAACCTGTTCGGCGTCTGACCGACCGATCTTCGACCGATCTCCGACCGAACATAAGTGCTGAAAATAACTGAGTTTGCAGCATGATCGGTCGATGTTCGGTCGATGTTCGGTCGGTCGAGTCGAACACCGCGAGCATCCCGGGGGAGAGGAGAGAGGACCTCTCCCCCGGTGCGAGTTCGGTCGGTTGCCGTTTCTCTAAGGGGGGTCAAAACGACCGATCTGTAAGTCCTTGTTTTTAAAGGGTGTTTTTGACCTCAGTTTTTTGACCGACCGATCTTCGACCGAACATAAATCGAACTCATAAGTGAGTTATGAGAGAAAGTTGAATTGATGTTTGGAGCATTCGATGCATTGTGAACAAAGAATTCCCAAAAAAATCATTCGTTATGACTTTTGAAAATTCGGGGCAGCGCGCATAATCATAATCGGTGTGATTGTGAACAGGAGCAACCGCGATGAATGACCGTGAACTGTTAGAACTTGCTGCGAAGGCGGCGGGGTACGACGGACTAGGCTCGTGGGATGAAAGAGTCAATGCAATGTGGGATGGCGAAGGGTGGCATTGGAACCCCCTCACCGACGACGGCGATGCGCTGCGACTGGCGGTGAAGTTGGGGCTGATTCTCGACTGCAAGTATCAATCTGCGATGCCGCATGACCGGCAAGGGGTTGGAGAAGATTGGCTAGACGGGGATGGGAAAGATGACCCTTACGCCGCCACCCGCCGAGCCATTGTCCGTGCCGCTGCGGATATTGCGAAACAACAGGAGCAACCGCGATGACCAAACAACCAGAATCCCTGCGACTGGCTGATGCGCTGGAACAAAAAGAATACCCGCCACGACGGACTGCCGCTGCTGAACTACGCCGCCTTCACGCCGAGAACGAGCGACTGCGGGAGGAGGGTACGAAATTCCATAGCAACATTACGTTTATTGGGCATTTCCCCGGCAGCGAAAGCGTAGAAGTTATGCGCTTAACTCGCAACGGGATATGGGCCAACCCCGATGTAGAAATAGATAACACGGCAAAGATTGTCCTAGCCGCGCTTGACGTTCAGTTAAAAGAGTTAGTTCAAAAAGCAGTAGCCGCCGAGCGGGAGGCGTGTGCGAAGATGTTTGATGGTGAAGTGTGGGCTTATGACTACCGTGAAATTGCCGAAGCGATTCGGGCGAGGGGTGAACAGGAGATTGAGTTATGACGCGGAAGAGAGATAAAGTGCGTGTGGACGGAACGGTTTACGCTTCCATTGCTAAAGCGTTCATAGCGTTGGGGCTGCCTTTCAACCGCCATCAAGTGATTCGCCGCGAGCTCAAACAGAAACGCAAACTCATTTATCGTGATTATGAATTCGAAATTGTTGAGTGATTTGTGTTGCTTTCATAACATCATTCGATATAATTGCTATGAATTCATTAGTTGTTGCTAGGTGAAAACGATGGCTGGCCATGGACGCCCCAAAGGAACACCGAAACCCACGAACAGCGGGCGCAAGCCCGGCGTGCCTAACAAGGCCACGCGCGACGTGCGCGACGCCATCGCGGAGTTTGCGCGCGCCAACGTGGAACACATGTCGGAGTGGCTCGAAGCCATCCCCGACCCGGCGCGCCGAATGGACCTTTACCTGCGCGCGATCGAGTACCACATCCCGAAGGTGGCCCGCACCGAGATCACCGGCGCAGACGGCGGACCGCTCACTGTGTCGACCGAGGTGAACTTAAAAGGTCTCACCGACAGCGAGCTCGAACAGATGCGCAATTTGCTCAGCAAAGCCGCCAAGTGAGCGTGGCGCTCGCGCTCGACCCACAAGTCCTGCTGGCGCGGGTCGAGCTCGAGCAGTTGCGTCGAGCCGCTTCGGCGAGCCTTTATGAGTTCGTGAAGCAGTCTTGGTCGGTGGTTGAGCCGGGAGTGCCGTTCGTGCCGAGCTGGCACATTGAGGCCATTTGTGAGCATTTGGAGGCGGTCACGGCGGGGGAGATCCGCCGCCTGCTTATCAACATTCCACCCCGCCACAGCAAGTCGACGATCGTCTCGGTGATGTGGCCGATGTGGGAATGGATCGCGCGGCCCGAAGAAAAATTCCTCTGCGCGAGTTACAGCGGCACACTGTCCACCCGCGACAACTTGAAGGCGCGGCGGCTGATCCAGTCGCCTTGGTACCAACAGCGTTGGGGGCATCTTTTCGCGCTTTCCGGCGACCAGAACGCCAAGCAGAGATTCGAGAACGACAAAACGGGCTACCGCATCGCCACATCGGTGGGCGGCACAGCCACCGGCGAAGGCGGCTCCCGACTCGTGCTGGACGACCCGCACAACGCACAGGAGGCGCAATCCGACGTGATGCGTGAATCCGCACTGGAGTGGTTCGACGTGGTTTGGTCGACTCGTCTCAACGACCCCAAGCGCGACGCCATGGTCACCATTATGCAGCGACTCCACGAGCGCGACATCTCCGGCCACATCACGGGCGACATCGGCGGGTGGGAGCACCTTTGCATACCGGCGGAATGGGACGGTAAGCGCCGGGTGACGTCGCTTGGACCTTACGACCCGCGGCAGCGCGTGGGCGAGCTAATTTGTCCGGAGCGCTTCGGCGAGAAAGAAATCACCGCGCTCAAACAGCTGCTGGGTGCGTATGGCGCTTCGGGTCAACTTCAGCAAGACCCCACCCCAGCAGAGGGCGGCATTCTGAAGACCAAACACTTCAAGCTCTGGCCCCACGACAAGGGGTTGCCGCCGTTCGAGTACATACTGCAATCCTACGACTGCGCATTCACCGAGAAAACGAGCGGCGACCCAACAGCCTGTTCGGTGTGGGCGGTGTTCACGCACGAGAACACCCGTCAGGTTATGCTCATCGACTGCTGGGACGAGCACCTGTCTTACCCCGAGCTGCGCACACGGGCGATCAAGGATTGGACCACAGAGTACGGTGGCGTCAACAAGGAGCACCCGTTCAACCGTCCGCGCCGCCCCGACCGCGTGCTCGTGGAGGCCAAGGCGAGCGGGCAGTCGCTGCTGCAAGATTTACGACTTGCCAAAGTTCCGGCCATCGGTTATAATCCCGGCGCAGCCGACAAGGTCAGCCGCGCGCACCAAGCCGCACCGACTCTTGAGCTCGGCATTTTGTGGCTCCCTGAGTCCAGCAAAAACCCCGGTCATCCGGTCAGCTGGGCGGCGGGGTTCGTCAAGCAACTTGGGAAATTCCCGGTGGCCGAGCACGACGACTACGTGGACACATTCACCCAAGCCATCATCTATCTCAAAGATTCCGGCTGGTTCGCACTGCCGCGGGCGCGCGACCTCGACGCCCCCGCACCGGTGCGTCGCGAGCGCGTGAATCCGTACGCGGCGTGAACGGAGATGGAGTTGTGGGCTTGGAACGCTGTGTTGACGCTGCTCACCGCGCTGCTGGGGTGGGCGGTGAGGGTGAAGGACAAAGAGATCGACGACACCAAAGACGAGCTGAGCCGAGTGACCATACTGCTAAACCGCACACGCGAAGAGGTCGCCAAGGAATACGTCACCAAGGCAGACGTGCACAGCGACATCAACCGCGTGCTCGACCGCCTCGACCGGCTTGAGAACAAACTGGACGCCATGATAAAGGATCATCGCCGCCATGAGTGAACCGACCACCGATCTCGAGCTGTTCAAAGCGCAAGTACAGGCCGAGCTCAACCGCCTAGAGGCCGAGAGCAGCGCCAAAGACGTGGCGGGCAAAGCGATCGGCAAAGACGGACTCAAGTACATCACCGCGATTGTGGTGATCGGGGTGCTGAGCAGCCTCGCGCTGGACGGCGAAAAGATCGCCGCCGTGATGGGGCTGCTGGGAGCCTCGCTGACCGCGCTCATCAGCATGCTCGCGTCGATCGCGGGCGCCACCGAGAAAGAGGACAAGCCCGAGTTCGGCGTAATCAATGAGCTCATCGCCAAACTCGACAAACTGGACCGCAAGGAACAACCGATGAGGGTCGACGTCGAGGGTGATCACGTGGTGGTAACTAAGGGCGACGACGTCGTTCAAGCCAAACGAGGCGCACAATGAGCAAGAAGAAACCAATCTGGGACAAGTCCCGCCCCAAATCGCTGGGCGAGTCCGAACCCCTCAGCAAAGGACAGAAAGCCTCCGCCAAGGCTGCGGCCAAAGCGGGCGGACGCCCCTACCCCAACCTCGTCGACAACATGCGGGCGGCACGCAAACGTGGCTAGCCGAGTGGACAAGGGGTCGATGGCCTGCAACAAGCCACGCCGCACCCCCGGCCACCCGAAAAAGTCCCACGTGGTGAAGGCCTGTTACGACGGACAGGAGCGCGTCATCCGCTTTGGTGAGCAGGGTGCAGCCACGGCGGGCAAACCGAAAGCGGGAGAGTCCGAGCGCATGAAGACTAAGCGCGCCTCGTTCAAATCCCGCCACGCTAAAAACATCGCCAAAGGGCCGAGCTCTCCGGCTTACTGGGCTAACAAAGTGAAGTGGTAACGTGCCCAAACCACTGCAAGACTACCCCGATCCGTACGCCGCCATGGGCACCGGCGAGCGACTCGTTGAGTTAGCTAAGGGTGCGGGCAGCGGGCTCAAGTACATGTTCAAAGAGCCCTCGGCGTATGTAGGGCACCTTGATGCGCCCGAGATCTTTGCCCGCATGCTGCGCGAACGCTACCCCGAGCTGGGCGCAAAGCGCATCAACCGGGGCGCGCTCGACGCGGCGATCAACTTTGCGGGCGGGTACGATTGGGCGATGCGCCCCGAAGTCAGCGCCGAGGACGCACGCAACATGGCGCTGCGTTACCAGCTGCGCGACTACATGAAGCCGGGACGCAAGGGCTCGGACGAAGTCGCCGATTATGCACAGAACCTAGCCGGAGTTGAGCAAGCCCTCGCCGACCGCGCTAAGAACGTGAAGCGCGAGCGCGATGAGATCGCCGCACTGGCTAAGCAGTTCGCTGAGCAAGAGACCGAGCAGGGGCGCGTACTGCGGAAGGCGGAAGGCGGACGAGTCGGTTACGACCCGGCGCGAGTGCAGTCGATTGTTGAACGCGTGAATGCGCAATTTATGGCCGAGGGTGGTCCCGCGCTCCCCGCCGACCGCGCCACCGGGTACAAGCCACCGGGCGCGCAGCCCGACGACCGGCTCGCGCGGTTCGGCGGTTCGTTCTTGAGCAGTCTGCCGGGTGCCGCCAAAGGCGTCGCCACCGGTTACGTTGACATGCTGAGCGCGCTCAACAACTACCTGTACCAGCTGGAGCCGGAAGAGCAGATCGCGCTGCTCAAGAAGCTGCCTGCCGGAGTGCGCGATATGGTGATGCGCGGGGTTGAGTCGGTCAAGCAACTGCCCGCCAAGGTG